GAACTTCCGATACCAGAATAAGTAACTATACTAAACCCAGCTTTAGGATTTGCAGATACAGAAGCTGTTGTATCGCCATCATCATTAGTAACATTTGTTCCTTCATTTGCTCTCCAACAATACGCATTATAAACTGTACCATTAGTGTTGTAATCTGAACCAGAACTAGAAGTCAAAGTAAATCCATTAGAAACATACCCAGTCAAAGCAACATAAGCACCAGTTTGTTCTTGGCCTGTACCATCAATTTGTAAAGATTTTGTTGAACTAGCTGTTCCTCCTCTTACTGTATCAACAGCAGTCCAAGAGTTTGCTGTTGATGGTATTTTAACCCATAAAAGATCAGGTTTGAAGCCAATGTCAATAGTTCGTGAACTATTATTACCTGTCCATTGAGCAACTGTAAATTGTTTTGTTGGGTGATTATCGTCTGTAAGGTTTGGGTCTATATCCGCACTAACATTTCTGTTCCCATTGCAACACGCAACAAAACCAGAAGGCACCGAGTAATAAAATTCACCAAAGCCATTTTCATCCGTATTTGTTTGTGCGGTCAAATCTCCAGAAAAAGTACTGTCAGCCCCAAAATTGGCTCTAGCTTCTGCAGTTTGTGTACCACCACCACTTCCAATCCAAGGGTATAATCTACCAGTAGAAGGTATACTGTAAGTAGAACTAAAGCTACCACTATTTAATGCCCAACTAATAGTATGATTAACTCTGTCAACTTTTACTCTTATATTAGCTGGAAGGGCTCCACTTCTATATTGACCAGGACCAGAACCTGCACTGCTACTACTACTTAAATAAACATTATTATTGTAGTTTTCAAAACCATAACCACCACCAGAAACTTCACCGCCACCTCTGTTAGCAGTTAAATCAATATCGTCTTTACATACTCCTATAAAAAGCTGGTCATCTGTACCACCAAAACTTTTTGCTCTGACTTCCCAATAATATTTTTTACCAATTTCTAAATTATAATTACCTATAAAACCTCTATTATTAGTTGTAATAGAGTAACTACTTAAACCTTCTGTTGCGGCTATATCACCATTACCTTGTCTATGACCTGAAAATCCTGCAAATCCTGAATTAGCTGCCATTTTTAACTCCCATCGTTTGTTGGTGTGTCAATAACTTGATTGTTTGCTCCTAAATTAAAAACACTTGTTGCATTATTACTATTGCCACTACTATCTGTACCAAGTGAGCTAGCATTAGCAAATTTAAACCATAGTCCTTCAGAACCAAAAGTTGAATTTATATAGCTAGAATCTGTTGGGTCTCGAGGTACCCATACACCATTTTTATAATACCCATAATTATCAATAGTGTCACCACTAATACTGTGTCGTATTATAACTTCAGCAAAAATACCTTGCATACCGTAACTATTACCTTCTGTATGTCCATGAGCATTTAAAAACAATCCAAAGTAATGAGCTGGGTGTGCTTGGTTTACTCCAAAAGGTATTGTACTGTTTTGTGATATTTGACCTGATGGATCTATTTCTGTTATGTGTCTACCATTTAAATAAAATTTAAATCTATCTGCAGCAGTGGATTGCGTGGTGTCCATTATAATACAACAATGTTGCCAATTACCTCTATCTGTAAATTTAGAAGCACTTTTGTAGGTACTACTTGCTCTATAATGAAATACATCTTGTTCTGCAGCTCCAGAACCATAACTAAAAGCTAAAGATTTACCACCATGATTTTCAATATTATTAAGCATAGTTTGATAAAATGTGGCACCATCTATTGGTCCTATTTCATCAGTTACTAATGTTTTTTTCTGCCACCAACTAAAACTCCATTTAGTACAAGTACTTGTATTACCTCCAGATGTAGTAGGACTTCTTGTTATTTTTACAGCATACGGAATTTGATAATCATAGAAAGAACCTGCTGCACCTCCTGCTGGTTTTTGCCATAATTCATTATTATATAGAACCATATATTATCCTATGCAAATGCTAGTTGCGGAGCCCCTAATTGTATTGAACCTGAAGCTTTAACAAAATATGGTATAATATCAACAGCATTAGCTGCAGTAGAAATTGTTAAACCAGCACCTCCAGCAGTTTCATAATCTGTTCCTAATGATAATGTTCTACTACCAGTACCATCTTGAATTAATACAATAACTCCAGATTGCCCTGCAGCTTCTGTTGAAGGATTAGCTAAAGTGACATTACCAGTAGCAGTTAATATAAAATTTTGATATGTAAAATCTAATGTTGTGCTACCAGTAACACTAGCAGTTTGTGTTCTACCTTGTTGTGCTGCAGTCCAAGTATTTGCTGCATTTTTAGTCGCTACTGTAGAATCAATAGAAACAGTTACTGTATCTGTAGAACCGGCAACAGTATCAATACCAGTTCCTCCAGCTATATCAACTGTATTACCATCACTAATAGTTTGGTTAGAACCACTATCTCCAGACAATGTCCAAGATGTCATAGCACTTGCAGTTGTTCCTAATTGTGAAAACATCTGAAAAGATGTGCCATCATATATAACAGCTACTATTGCATTTTGCTCTATATCACCAGCTGCAACATCTTGGTCGTTTTTCTTTTTAATATTTTTTACACCTAATCCATTTACATTTAATGTAGAAGCTCCTGTAGATGTATTTGCTGCCTTAAAATAAAATACTTGACCTGCTACATAAGCAGTTACTGCTGGTGTTAAAGCTATAACATAAGCATTAGCACTACCACTATCTGTTGCTTGGAATATTAATCCACCATCTTGTATTTGTCCTGCGTTTACTGCATCTGTATGTGCAGTACCATCACCTACTCTAGTTATTTTATATGTACCAGCATCAAGATTTGCTGTTGCTGCATTGGAACCATCTTTATTTAAACATTGGTTTATGCCACTTGCTAAATCTTGGTCGTGTGTGTCGTGTCTATCTGCAACAATTTTTGTTCCAGCATCTCTATTACTTTGCCAAATTTGTGTTCCAGTAAAAACACCATCTGACCTTGTATATGTTCCTCCTGACCAACCCATTTTTTTCTCCTTTCGTTCTTTTTATCCTATATTTATTAAAAAATCAAATTATTATTAAAATTCTACTCCACTAGCTAATCCACCAACAGCTTGTCCAAGCAATCTTGCTCCTGCTCTGCTAGCATCTCCTATACCTGTATTTGTTTGTATTGCTGCAATTATTTGTGGACTAAATAAACCAGCTTTGAAAACTGCTTGCAACATATCTGGGTAATCTTCATATATTTTTTGCATTGTTATTTTTCCAGACAAACCATCTTTAATAGCTTTTAACTTTTTAGGGTCTGTTCTAGCATTAGCAAAAAGTATATTAAATAATTGTTTAGATGTTGCATCTGTAACTTCATCGCTAAATTTGTCTGCTGATTCTCCTATAGTTTGTCTTAAAACATCATTTATATTTCTAGCATTTAATAGTTGCTTTGGTATATTTTCTTTTATAACAGCAGAAAGTTCTGTTCTTAAAGCTGTAGGACTACCACCAGTAGCTTTAATTGTATTTGCTTGCACTATAGCTTCATCTTTTAACTTGCCTAAAAATTTAGTAAATGCTTGTTCATCTCCGGGATATACTGCTTTTAGTAATTTTACTGCTGTTGGATTTTCTACTAACTTTTCTGCTATATTTCTTGCTCCTAATTGTGGTTTATTAGCACCTACAGAAGTGTTTATAGTATCTTTATAAAATTGCATAGCACCTAAGAAAAAAGCTTCTTTTTCTGACTTACCCATATACTTTAAATTTTCTTCTAATATTTCTAATTCTTGTGGATTATTTAATGCTTTCTTTAAATTTCTACCTTGAAACATAGCATCTGTTAAACTTGCCATTTCTGCGTATTTATTTTTTGCAGCCTTATATCCCGGATTAAAACTATCAAATATAGCATTAAATATATTTTTAGTATTGTATGCTTGTCCTTTTAAAACAGTTCCAATACTACTATCTCTACCTAATTTAGAGGTAGCATCATCAAGACCTAATTTTATAAAATGTAATAGTTTTGTATCTAATGTTTTTATGTCATTAAATATACCTCTTTTATCAGCAGTTTGTATTTTAGTTATATCTCCAACATCATTTCTAATAAACTTTATGTTAAAATTAGGGTCTATATTTTTTGCTATTTTTGCAGCAGATTCTAAAGCATCTACCATAGAACTTTGATTTAATAAATCCATAATTTTAATTTGTTGACCATCTATATTTAAACTATAATCTAATGGCATTTTTTTATTTTTCTGCAACACTTTTGTATACAATTTAGAAGCATCTTTTTTATTATATCGTAAAACATTTAATTCGTTAATAAAGTCGCCACCTTTAACATTATCAAAAATACCAATTAATCTATTTAATCTACCATCTTGTCTTGCTTTTAAAAATTTTATTGCTTCGGCTTTACCAGAAGTTTGAGGTAATAAATTTATACCTTGTACTAAATTAGCTAAAGAATCTGCTGTGTCTCCTATAGTAAAATTGGCATCTTTCTTTTTAATAACCATTTCTAAGGCTTGCCCTATACTTAAATCTTCATTTTTTAATGCTTGATTAACTATTTTTTTTGCTGTTTTACTACCTAATACATCAGCACTTTGCGGTGTAAGTTTTTTTATTATAGGACTTACTATATTACCTACAGAAGACAACACACCACCTGCTGTTGCAGATATAGCAGTATCTAAAGGTACATTTTTCATTCTTTCACCAAAAGAATCTTCTCCTTTTAGAAAACTACTTACTGCTCCTTCTGCACCACCTGCTGCAACACCTTGTTTAAAGTTATTAGGATTAACTAATATTTGCCCTATTTTTTTTTTAGTAAATGGAAATAAAGGTAATAATGATGTTATAGCTCCAGCACCTTCTGCAGCAGTGCTTGAAATAGGTGTTTGACTGCCATACTCTTTTAAATTTTTTCTTTTTAAAGCTAATGCTATTTGATAATCTGTAATAGGTTCTGCATTTGCACTTGATGTGTAATCTTGTATTTCTGGTACACTTCTTAATGCTTCTGCTAGCATAGGATTTCTGTCTCCTAGTGCTGTTATTTCGTCCATTCCACCTCTAGTTACACCTTGTAAAAATTGACCTAATGCACCAGTAGAAGAATAATCTTTAGCTTGTATTTCTGCTAATAATTGGTTTTCTTGTGCTGTTCTATTAGTTTTTTTAAGTAAATCATCTTCTAAAAACTTAATAGCATTTTGTAAATCTTGACTAGCTAATTGTACCATTTAAAACCTATTGTTCAAATTCTTCGTCATATAATATTTTATAATACTCTTTGTAGTTTTTAATACTTTGTTCTAACTGTTTAACTATTCTATTTGCAGTTTCTAAAGTAGCATCAGGTAACATAAAATTTAATGGACCATAAGCACCTCTTAAAGCATCACCTTCTTTTTGGTTAAGCTGTCCTAGACCAGAAGCTCCAGTAGGTGTTGTTGACTTCATCTGCATTAATTTTCTTAATAAATTCTGGTCAGCTAAGTTTAATATTGCTTGGTCTAACTTATAAGCATCAGAACCAGGTACTTTTCTTGATACAATACCTCTTGCTCCACCATATTGTATGTTATCAATTATTCTTTTTGCAGAAGCTTGAGCTAATTCTAAATCATTAAGAGTTGTTGTTATTTGACCTCTAAATGCTTGTTTATCTTTTTCCTTATCAAATTTAATTTTATCTATATCTAAGCCTAATTTTGCTATTTCTAACTTCTTTTTATTTGTACCTACTATTGTGCTTTCTGTATCTGCTTTTGTCTTTTCAGTTTTTGCTTCTTGCAAAGAGCCTTCTTCGTAAATAGTATCACTGCCTTGATTATTACTACCTTGATTTATGTTTTGGTTATTAATATTTGTACCAGAGCCACTTGGTGTGTTTTGTAAAATATCTATAGCATCTGGAGTAGAATCAAATATATCAATATCTTGTTCTATTGGGTCTGTAACACTAGGTTGTATACTTATGTTTTGTTGTGGTTGTGCATCTGCTCCATAAACTGAATTATATATTTGTGTAGCTTTTTGAATAGCTGCAGATGGGTCGCTTTCACCTGTTTGCATTAATTCTGGTGCTTCTTCTGCAACATACTCTGCTAATGTAGGTATACTACCTTTTTTTGTACTAAAATTAGCAACTACCTTAGGGTCTAATGGATTACCAGATAAGTCTGTAAAGCTAATAGCATTTGTTCTAGGGTCTACAACTTGTATTATAGATGCTGACCTACCATTTAAATATCCATTTACTAATGTTCTTTTAGGTAAATTTAATCTTCTTTGTAATTCTATAGTTTGTGCATCTAGGTTGCCTATTCTAGCTAAATCTCCAATATTAGAAGCTTCTTCAGGTTTAAGTTCTCCTTTTAACTTATCTATCAATGTTCTATCTTTTTTACCTATAGTAATAGTTTCTGGAGTTTTGCCTTCATCTTTTAAAATACTTGCTGTAAGAGCCTTAAAACCAAGCCCTCCAGTTTTATCTGTATTTGTTTCTTTTACAGCTGTAAGTTCAGGGTCTATTCTAGTAGTATAAAATTGACCACTATCATCTACCAATATAGGAATATTACCCATTATAGTATCTTCTGTAGTTCCTACTGTGCCTTTATTTAATGCTTCTGATACTAAATTAGATGTGTCCATTTCTCTTTGCTTTAAGTTTTTAGCTTGACCTAAAGCCATAATGTTTGCAGCAGTACTTAAAAATTTACTAGCTACATTACCTATAGGAAACTTTCCACCATAAGCTTCTTGTGCAGTAGTTTCACCAGTAATTCCTCTACCTCTTAGTGCTGCAATTTGTGCTTGTTTTTCTAATTCTTCTATTAGTGGATTTCTTTGTCTAAACTGTGTTGCTCTAATAACTGCCATTATACTCTTTCCATATTTACATCTATTTGGTTATAATCTACCATTAAATGTCCAAAAATATTTTCAGATATAGCAGATGGTTTTATCTTTTTAATATCTTGTGCTATAACACCAGTATATCTTTCTGGAGACCAATTATACTCAAATTCATAAATATTTAATCCAGATTTAGATTTAGATTTAAATTTAATATTTTTCTTTAATCTTTTATCAGATAACATAGCTAAAGTTGCACCTGATGCCGCTGCATCTCCTAAAGCATTTAATCTTGCACCATAAGCACCAACTTGACCAGCATAACTACCTTGGTCAAATTGACCTTGTTGTTGTGCTGCAGCAAAGATTGGTGGTGGTGCTACACTAACTGCTGGTACATTTAAACCAGTAGTAGCTACACTAGGTGGAGGTGGTGCTTGTCCAGATAGTGCAGCTATTTCTGTTAGCGGTTGATTTCTTGATAGTAAATAATCTGCTAGCTGTCTATCTCTTATTCTTTCTTGCTCTCTAACAACACCTTCTGCATCTCCTATCTGAAAACTTCTAAGACCTGTTGCTCTTTGCAACTGTGCATCAGCTAATGCTTGTCCTTCTCTTATAGATTCTTGTGCTAAATCTCTTAAAGAATCATTTTGTTGCATTCTCAAATCACCGATTGCTGCATTATAAGCATCTGAGCCTTCTGGTATACCAGAGTTAATTAATTGTGTTCTTAAATCTATTTCTTGTTGTTGAAATTGTGGTTGTAATCTATTTAATGCTCTATCAAAATATGCACCTTCTACTCTAGTTGCATAGTCATCAATATTACCCATATTAGGTATTGCTTGAAAACCACTTCTATCTATAAGACCGGGTTGTGGTGATAAGTTAGCTAAAGAAAAAGTTTCTTGTGGTAATCCACTTAAATAGTTACCAGCAGTATCTAAAAATTTATTAGTTATTCCTACTTGTTGTTGTCTTTGTGCTTCATACTCTGGTGCTAGAGTATAATCTTGTCTAAATCTATCATCACCTAAATCTGTTACTATAGTTTGGTCATAAGGAGAATAAACATCAGGTCTATTCATTCTTCCTTCTACTCTTGCAGTTTCTACATTAGCGGCACCTTGAGCACGAGCTGCACCTGCATAATCTGGAGCTGGAGGTGGTTTTGGTGAGCTAAAAATATTTTTTAAAAAACTCATGTTAATTCCTTTCGCAACAATACTGCTTTTCTATTATATCCTTCTAAAGTTTTTTCCCAACCTGTTCTACCTAAAATTTCAATATAATTGATTTTTTTTTCTTTTGCAAACTTTTCTATTTTGTCAACTATTTTTTTTATTTCATTTAATTTGCCACCACCTAAACCTATTCTTATTGAATCTTTAGTTTCTGCTATAACACAAGCAGAATCTTTATAAGTAAATAATTTATAGTAACCTGTGTATAAATTTTTTTCTAATTCATTTCTGGATAAATTTTCTGCTAATTTTGTTGCTGGTTCTAATAGTTTCCATATTTTATCTGTAAGTATCATAATCCTACTCCTGTTTCATAATAAACATCTGTACTGTGCCATTTAATGCTTTGTGCTTGTGTACTTGTTCTTATTCTAATTGCTGCATTCCAACCTATATTTGCTACACTTCTCCAAACCAACTGTGAATCAACACTTCCTGCCCATTCGCTTGCATCCCAAGTTCCTTCGTCCCAACTTGTACCTTCTGTAGTAGCACTTGAAGGAGTATATGTACTAGAGCCATCATTAAAGTCAACATCAAACCCTATGCTTATTGGTAAAGACGCATCAGAAGATACTATTGGTCTTATAGCTGTATATCTTTTTGTTTTACCTCTGCCACCAAAATATACAAAAGCTGTTTTAGCATCTCCTTGTATTTGAGTACCAGCATCACTTGTACCACTATCAGCTTTATGCACTGCAGTTTCTCCACCAAAATATAAGTCTCCATTAAGCAAACCCCAACAGTATGCATTCTGCCCAGTAAATTTACCCCAAGCACCAGTATTTAAATTTACAACATATTGTATAAACTCTCCTGTCGTATTATTAGGTACATTAAATATACCCATTTGTGCTTTTGGATAAATGATTACATCCCACCCAAATAAAGTTTTAAAATTACTTACACTAAAATTTATACTACCACTTATTTTTGCAGATATAGCTAAACCATAATTTGTTTCATCTTCTGCATACATTCTAGTCAATGGTATAAAACCTGATTCTGTTATAATAATTAATTCTGGACCAACTCTGACTATACATCTTTTGCCTATTGGTCTAGCTACTTTAAAGACACCAACTAAAGACCAAGCATTTGCGTTACTAGGGTCTGTACCTTGATAAACTGCTACCTCTCCTTCTGATGTTATAAATGCTATATAATCATCTGAACCAGAACCACCATCTCTAGTTAGAGTACCTGCTGCAACTAAATTACCACCAAAATTAAAAACACTACCTAATGAAAAAGTAGATACTGCACCAGCTACAGAATTAATTGGTAAGTACCCAAAACTTAAACTATTATTTAATATAAAAAATAATCTTTCTTTAAACACAGTTACATTATTTATTGTTGTAGAAGTAACACCAGATAATGTAGGTGTTGCCCAAGTTGTACCATTATAATGTCTAGGTGCATCTGCTCCATTACAAATAAATAAAAAAGAACCACCAGAAGTAGTAAAGTTTGCAAATTCCCATCTAGCATTAGATAAGCTTGTCAAAACTGGAGAATCAGAAGCACTTGACCAACTAGCAGTGTCCCAAGTAGCAGTGTCCCAAGTAGAAGCTATTGCACCAGAAGATGTTACATCATAAGCTTCTGAACCACTAAAAGCAAACAGCTTATTAGCAGTCGGAGAATGATAAGACATTAATGTTTCTACTTTAGATGCAAAACCAGTTTTATGATTTGTAAAACCTTTTCGTAAGCTAACATCTGTAGAACCCGGAAAAAAATTATCTAATCTAATAGCATCTGTTTGTGGCATTAAATCAACAGCATCTCTCGTATTTAATCCACCAATAGGTGCAGATAAAGATGTACTTTCTCCAGTAGGATTAAACACTGCCATTATTTTTTTCCTTTATAACCAGAAGCATAGATTGCTTTAGCTTGTTTTTTAGCTTTGTTTTTACTTTTATATACTTTTCCTTTTTTTCCAAATCTATAACCACCCTTTACTTTTTTAACAGGCATTATAGTGAAAAGTTACCCTCTGGTTCGTTAACTGGCAAATACAATCTATTTGGACCAGCCATACGAATGACTTGCTTTGCACCGTCTTTAGCTTGCAACTCAGATAATTTTAATCTATATTCTTGAAATTGATTATCATAAGGCAAACCTTTTTGTTTTAAAAATCTCCATATAACTCCGAGAGTTATTATATCTTCATCTAAAATTGTTGTATTACTATCTGCTGCATAACTTGTTGCATTTGCACTACCATCACCAGTAGTATCAACCCAATTTTTACCTATATATTCAAAAGCAACAGTTTCTCCTGCAGGTGGTGTAGGACTAAATAATAATTTGCCACCTCTTATTCTAAAATAATTTGTTATTCCACTAGTAACACTAGCTTTTAATCTTTGCCATTGTGAATTATTTAATGGTCCATAATACTTTCTGTCTGTTGTTCTATTCCACATTGTATCGTTACTAAACCTTAAAAAATCTGTAGCTATAGTTGTCATTGTGCCTTGACTTTCTGCTGCAAGTGTGGTATGTAATTCTTCTTTAATTAATACTTGCCAATCATATCCTGATACTAAATTTTTTCCTTCTCTGTTGGCTGCAGCTACTAATTGTATATTTGTTGTATCAGCAGAACCAAACACTGATGTTGGTGTAGGCACTCCTATTTCTTTTGCTGCATCTTGACAGATTGATAATAAAGTCATTCTTTACCTACTATTTGTTGTATTTCTTCTTTACCACCATTTAAAAATCTTTTAGCTTCTTTTCTATGGTCTAAAACATCTTTACCTAACCCATGACAAGCACCATCAGATAATTGTGATAATTGTTCTATTGATGTTATTCCTTCCATTTCAAAAAACTTTTTTTTGTTTCTATTTATGCTTTTAAGCTTTGATAAAGGAGTTTCTTTTTTTACTGTTGCTTTATTTTTGTAATAAGCATTATATTCATTAGGAAACTCATCTTTAATTTCTGCTTCTTTTTCTTTCATTTTATATATAACACTATTTGGGTCACCAATTAATTTAATTTCAACTAAATCAAATTTATTTGTTGGGTCTCTAAAAATATTTATTCTTCTGTTTCCTGCCATTTTACTCTCCTAGTTTACAGAGGGCAGTATAAACCACCCTCTATATATTTTAATGCTACAGTGGAAATTGACACATTATTATCTTGGCACTTGCATCTATTGCAGTTGCACAAGCAGAATCAGTAGCAGCATTTACAACATCTAGTGTTCCATCTCCTGCTCCGATTAATGTCAATGCGTTACCATCAGCACCTGCTGTTAAAGCAGTATTTAATGTTGCTGGACCAGTTACTTGAATCCAACAATATTCAGTTGTAGCTGGAGCTGATTGAAGAACACCAGCACCTACTCTAGCAGTATCACTTACATCTGAAGTAACAACAGTTGTTGCTCCAGCTGAAGCTCCGCTTGGTGCATAATATCCAACTACATTACCAGATACTGCGGCAACAGAGCCTGCTCCAACATTATATTGAACATATTTATAGAGTTTACCGTCAGCAGTTTGACCTATTTGTCCGGGCTGAAATTCAGCACTTGAACTTGTGGCGGTAATATCTATACCAGTTATATAAGACATAGTTTTTTCTCCTTATTATGCTTGTATGACACCTTGTCTTGCTCTATTTGAACAGGTCATATTTCCTGCCCAAACTACTGGCAATACCATTGCGTCTTGGTTAACAGATGCCTTCTCACCTAAAGGTGTAAATTCTCTACCTTGAGCTGGACGAAGGAATAAATAATCAGTATTTAAGTAATACATTTTATTACTTGGACACTGGTCATCATAGTAGACTGGTGCGTTCATAAACATTAAGTTCATAAAACCTGCACTTGCATCGTTATCAGAAGTAAATCTCTGATTAGTTTGCAAGGAACTCCAATAAAAATTGAAGTAATTAGTGTCTGCTACAATAACATCTGGAGCATCAGCACCTCTAATTGTACTTAACCAAAGTGTGTTCATAGCTGTCTGTATAGTTGTAGCACTAGCAGTAGGAGAACCTGCTGCAGCACTAAAATCATACACTTGGTTTTGCCAGAAAGTGTAAGTGGTAGAATTAATACCACCAACTGTATTTCCAACAGTTCCCGGAACTATCAACTGTAATCCACCTAGTTCTTTACCATCTGTACCAGTACCATCAGCATACAAAGATGTTGACATAGTATTGTTTAATGTTTTTTCTAGGTTTCTTACTCTTGATTTAAGTAAGTTAAAGATTGCTTCTTTTCCTGAGTTTTCGACCTGTTCTAAACCAGATATAACCACATTACCAGCTAACTGTTTATAATTAAACTCAGCTGCAGTAAATACATTTGATGTAGATGTGTCTAATACCTCATAACCACTATACCATTTTGCAGTTGAATTTGTTGCGTATTCTAATTCTTGCACAATAGTTCTACCAGTGGCTATTTGTTTGTTGCCTTTTCCATCAATATGACGAAGTAAAGCATTTCCGTTAGTTACATTGTCTGCTAGTGTTTTTGAATAACCAGCAAGAGTAGTTGTAACGATTTCAGTAAATGTACTGTTAGGCGAAGTTGCCATAATATACCTCTCTATAAGTTATTGTTGACCCACAACTCACTTTACAACTCCTGCTTTACTAATTGAATCCATTAACAATGTATCTAAATCACTAGCTTTAACAGAGCCTGAAGGTGGAGCAGTCGCTGTTCTTGGTCTTACTTTTTTAGCTTTTTCTACTGCCGCTTTTCTTCTTGCATCTTCTTCTGCTTTAGCACTTTTTCTTTGTGCATCTAAAGATTCTTTGTATAATTCATCATCTAATCTTACTGCTTTAGCATAAGCATCTTCTAATCCTTTTGCTTCACCAGCATCAATTAAATTACCCATTTTAACTCTTACTTTGTCAAAATGTGGATATTTTAAATTACCTTTATCATCTTTAGTTTGAGAAAAAGTGTTAATTTGATTCTCCGTTTGTTGTCTAGCAGATTGCAGATTTTGTTGTTTAAACTGATTTAGTTCTGCAAGGATTGCTTGATTTTGTTGTTGTAATTGGGAAATTTGCGAATCTGTTTCTAATTCAACAGAATCACTGTCATAAGACGAAAGGTCAATGCCATAACCTTGTGCTAGTTGTTTGAGTGCCATTTTTGGGTTATTTCTGAGTGCTAAGTCAGCATTAAGTAATCTAGCTATATATTCTGGTTCGCTAATACCACTTGCTGCAATTTGCTGTCTCATTGGAGCTATAACTTTATCAAATGATTCAAAATTTTTGCGTTGTTCAGCTATTTCTTGTGTCTTTCGTGTGTAATCAGCAGTCATTTCTTTATCTCGTTTAAGCATATACTCCTGAGCTTCACGAGGTAATTCCGTAAACTTACTTCTTACTTCTTCTGACCAGTTCTTAGGAGCTTGTAAAGGAGGTTCTTTCGAATCCTCTCCTTGAACATGAGCCACAGCGGCATCATCTATTTCATCAGAAGGTTCTTCAGTAGAATCTTTTGTTTCTTCTTCATTTTCAGGAGCTACCTGGTCTAATGAATCAGAATTAGATTCTTCAGAATTGGTTTCTTCCACTTTTTCTTGTGGAGTGTCAGGTAATGGTTTTTCTTTTTCTTCTGCAGGTGGTGGTGCCTCGCTATTATCCATAACTTGATTTATGGCACCTTCTAAAACTGCATCTAAATTTGGTGCTTTTTCTGGTGCTGATTCCTGTGTAGGAGTGCTTTGTTCTGTCATTTTATCCTCTTTCATTGTTTATCATTTTATCCCAAAATTTAGGTTTTGTAGAACTGGTATAATCATTTCCACACTGCCTGACATTGTGTTTCCTTTCGTGTTCTCTTATTTGAGAACGACTGCTTATAACAGTTCTGTCAATTGGAGACACAAATTCTTGTATATCACCCATAACTTGGTGTGATTTTGTTCTTTTAGTTACCTTGACTGGTTTAAAAGTACATTTTTTCCATTTAATATTATCGTAATTATCTCTATAACTCATTGCATACCTTGATTTAATTTTTCTGCTATTTTCATATCTGCATCTAGTAAAGCTAATTCTTTTTTAGCTTCTGACCTAGCACGACTTGATTCTTCTTCTGAAGCAACTTTGTTTGCCATTCCTCTTTCTTTAGCTTGAATATCTGCTAGCTTACCTTCTTGTTTTAATCTTTCTTTTGCCATTTCTGTTTGCATTTTTTGCATAGCTATTCTTTCGTTTTCTGTAGGCTGAGGTCCAGCTTGTAATGCTTGTTGTGCTTGTTGCATTAGCTGTGCTTCTGTTTGGTCTATTACATCTTCAAAAGTTCTTCCTACTTTCCAAGCACCCATTAAAAATCTAAGTGCTTGAAAAGCTAAAGGTGTTAAACTTGGAGATTGATTAGCTATACCTATTGCTTGATTTAAAAAACCACCAAACGATTGCAAAAATTCTATTCTTGTTTTCTTTTCTTCTTCTTCATCTGTAAATACAGTTGCATCTGTTTCTATATCTATACTATATCCTCTCAGTTTATCATCACGCATTATTTGCATCATTTCTGGTGTTATAGTGAGAGCTGTAATTGCAGCTAAACTTTCTGGTTCATAGTGTTCTGCTATAATTTCTGCTTTTATTCTAAATAAATCTCTTATATATTCAGCTATTTCAGATTGTTTTTTACGCATACGCATACTACCAAATTGTGCTTTTAACTGTTGTGCTGTAGCAGTTTCACTAGCTTTTGTAGAACCTCTGATTAAATCAGATATTCCAGTAATTTGATATATTGTATCTAATACTTGATTTCTTTGTTGATATAAACCTGATAAAACTTGTGCTATAGGGGCTATATCTTCTTGTTGAAAAACTGCACTCAATCCTCCTTTAGCTGCAAGTTGAGCAAAATTTTCTGAAGGTACAAAATCATTATCTCCAGCATCTGCTAAATGAGATAGTTCTGGTACAGAAGCATCATACACTCCTCTTCTTTTTAAACCTTCTATTAAGTTACTAATTCTAGTTGTTATTCTATCTAATTCATCTGCTTGGTCTTGATATAATGTAAACTCTGGAATAGGAACACTTGTATCGTTTGTTCTTATTGCTACTAGAGAATCTGGACATGGGAAAAAATTTTCTAATCCATAAGGGTCATCATCTTCTGCCAAAACTTCGTTATACCCTTTAGATATAAAAAATCTTTTAGAAGTGTATTTATCCCAAATTTCCCAAACTTCTGCTCTACTAAATACTTCTGAATAATCTTCTTGGTAACCTTCTGTAGGTTCTGGCGACCAGTTTAAAGGTATCTTATTAGCATTTTTAAAACCTTTTTCGATTAATTCATCTCTAGTTAATAAATGCCTTCTAGCTTTCCAGTAAACATCTTCTGGTCTTTTTGCTGGACTTTCTCTATAGTCTTCCCAATTAACATATTCAAAATAACATCTCTGGTCTGCTATTCTCTCTTGTTCTTCGTCTATCATTATAGTATTACCGAACTCGTCTTGTCCTTCTACTGATACTTTTTCTTTAACAAAAATTGGTTCGTATACTACCCAAACAACTCCTCTGCCCGGTAATAAATAATCTTCTATTGCAGCTTTTATTGGTTTATCTGCGTGGTAAACTTCGTTACCATAAGATAATGCTCTTTCTAATACGATAGCTACTTGTCTTGTTATGGGATTATTGTCGTTATATCTTCTACGCACATCTGCTTTTGGCATACGAGCAAATAATGCACCTTTCATAGTTTCTGTGTTAGACCATAGAATATTAAATTGTTTGGTTAAACCAGCACTATAACCATCTGTTTCTCTTTCATCTCTATATCTTGATACAACAGCTCTACCTCTTTCTCTCCAATCTCTTTCTGTTTCATCTGCACTATCTAATTCTATCTGCCAGTAATTAGCAGTTCCTTGAACAACTTCCATTTCTTTTCTAGTTTCTGCCATTAAATTCTTCTCTCTGGTTTATTTCTTTGTTCTCTATCGTGCATATCCAACATTTCATCTAAAGTAGGTGTACGCAACATTTCTTTATATACATCTTTGCTTTTTGGTTCTGGTCTAATATTTTTATATGCCATAGCTAAATACCTAAAACTATCACTGCCATGAGATGCCCAATTATGCAAAGGATTTCTTCTAAATACTCTTTTTGTGTCGTCCCACTCTCTTTGATAATTTCTCAAAGCATTTAATCCGTTTTCACATCTCTTATCATCAAAATAACATTTTGGCAACAATAATCGTACAGCATTTATTCCATCGTCTACTTTATGGCTTGGTACTATGCGTGGTCGTCTACCCATATTAATTAAAGTTTCTGCTCTTGTTCTACCTGTACCTAGTTCTCGTACTTTAGCATCGTGAGGTAAATAATCATCACCCCAAAAATTTATATTCATTTCATTCATTACTTTTACATAATGGTCTAGACCTACACCAGCACTTTCATAATAATCAACAATTCTTATTTCCCCCATTGTTACTTGAAAAAACCATAAAGCACAGCTATCAGATATTCCTAAATCCCAAGCAACATGTACTGGTAAAGATTGGTCTATTTCTAACTTTCTAATTCTGCCATCTTGTTCTGCTTCTGTAATTAAATTACCATAATAAGAACCTTTAATTGCAGCAGACCAGCTACATTCAAATTCTTGCATATATTCATCTTCTCCCATTTGCTTTTTTGCAGCTTCTAATTCTTCTGGGTCAACTACTCCAGTTTCGCTAGCACGATAGATTGCTCTATGCCATTCGTTATCATTTTTTGCATCTTCGTATAATTGCCAGAATTGATTTCTACCTTTTGGTGTGCCAATAAATATTGCCCAACCTTTTCTATCTGTTAACGCAGGTCGTATCACTTCACTCCACATTCTAGGAGACATGTCAGCGTACTCATCTAAAACACACCCATCTAAAAAAATTCCTCTTAGAGCATCTGGGTCATCACCTGCACCATATAATCTAATACGACTTCCGTTTATTAAATCTACTCTAAGTTCAGATTGATTTATTTTTGTACCGGGAATATCTTTTGTATAATACATTAAATAATCCCAAGCCACAGCTTTTGCTTGTCGATAGTAAGGTGCTATGTAAGCATATCTACCATCATTTCTTTCTGTTTTTATTTCTAATGCTTTTCTTAATATTTCAGTTATTGCATAAACAGATTTACCCCATCTTCTGTGTGATACACAAATTTTAAATCGTTTATTATTTTTATGTAAGTCTGCTTGTTGTGGTCTGGGTGTATAAGGAATTGTTATGTGCATTACTTTTTTTTGTTAAACCCTTTTCGCATTTTTGCATAAGCTTTAGGACTAATAGTAGATTTAGATTTACTTCTACTAATACCTTTTTTTCTTCTAGCATTTATATTTGCGTATAATCCTTTTTTTACCATTTTACTCTATTTGCCCAATATGCTGCACTCATTTTTCCTTTAGATATATTCTTTGCGTGTCTTGCTTTAAATGACCTAGAACGAGCTGTGTTTTTTTTATCTCCACTTACTCCTTGTTGACCAAATCGTATTAATTTTTTTTTACCATTTTCTGATGCTAGCACTGCGTGTGATTTTGTTGGGTGGTTGGGTGTTCTTTTTGGTTTATTAACACCAGAAAATTTTTCTCCTCTATGATTAATTGACACTACTAACCTTTTTTTGCTTTTGCTTTTGCTCTTTTAGAAAGTTCACTAAAATGAAAAAGTTTTACACTTGTCTTGCCATGAGTTTTACCAGAGTGTAAATCACCATTAGGCATCTTATGTGTGTTGCCTTTAAAAAGTGTTCCATCTCTTTTATAATGTTTAACTCCTTTCATTATGCACTCATTTTCTTTTTAGCTTTTTTGTTTTTGTTTCCCATTACTATTCTTACTTTTTTTTTCATAGTAGGTTTTTTGTTCATCTTCTTACTTGTTTTACCATATCCATATCCGGGCATAATATTATCCTTTCTTTTTTTTGGTTGTTGTTTTTTTCTTAGCTGTAGTTTTTTTACCACCTCTTAATAAATCTGCATCTGCTTTTCTTGCACCACCCTTACCAGTTACAAAACTTTTTACTCGTCCCATAGCCCATTGGGGTGCAGAAACTTTTGGTCTAGAGCCACTGCTATAGTATGCTCCTAATCCTCTTTTATAAACTTTATTTAATGTAGATTGTGAAAATCTACTAGCTCCGGGTATACCTTTAAAACTTGGCATTAGCTTTTACTCCTTTGTTTACTAATTCTATTCATCATAGCTGGTGTTAGCTTACCTGCTTTATATAATTTTTTAGTTCTATTTATTTCTCTTTCTCTAGCTTTGGGATTTTTTGCTCCTTTAATATATGACTTAGGAACACCACTTTTTGTTTTAGGTACTTTTTTAAATTTTCTAGTTGCCATCACTACCCTTTTTGTGAGTTATTTTATCTAATACTTTTTCTGCGTCAACAATTTTTTTTTCTGGCTCTAAATTAAAGCTTACTGATATATTATTTGGTAAACCTTCGTGTTCTACTTTTTCTGTAAATCCAGCTTTAGTTTTTGCTAAAAAAATTGCAGAAATTGTATCGCCATTCATAGCTTTTTTATACAATTGACCTCCAATAGCCATAGTTAATTTTTCTTTACCAGTTTCTAACGCATTTTGAAAATGTTTTCGTAAAGTTTTAGGGCTACACCCAACTAATTTTGCAATTTGCTCGTGAGTTAAGCCGAAAGCAACGCCTAAAGAACAAATTCTTTCCATTTCAGGTGTTTTTTCAAAGTTTGGTCTGCCAGTATCTTTCATTTTATCCATTTTCGTTTGGTACCATACATTTATAACAAATGGAATGTTTTTTCCAGTCATTATTTTTGTGTATTTTTCGTAAATTAGTAAATTTTTTACTATTCCAAGCTTCTTTTAGTGACATTTTTTTAATATTGCCAACAATAAGTTTTTTTCCTTCTAATTTACAGCAAGGTTGTATATTGCCTAGATGGTCAACTACCATTTGTTTAAATGGAAAGCTACAACCTTTATCTGGTACAATACTTTTTTCTACTAAAAGACCAGTTTTTACATCTGGTACTTCGTTCATAGTCTGAAAGTTTATTATATCTGCTATATTTTGCCATTGTTTTTCAAAATCTTCTTTTTCGTGTATATTTATAGAATTTTTTAGAAAACTAACTCTTACTAATGGAAATTTTTTGCCTTGGCTGTTTCTTAATTTTATAAATTCTTTTATATTATTTTTTACAGTTTCAAACATTCCAGATAATCTTTGTTTTTCATAAGTTTCTTTTGTTGCAGCATCTAAAGATATAAAAACTTTTGTTATACCACTAGCTAATAAAGATAATCTTCTTTTTTTATTTAGTACTGTTCCATTAGTAACCATATATACATTTAATATACCTTTGCTTTTAGCATACTTTATACATTCTTCTAAATCTTTTCTTAGCATAGGTTCGTTAATATAATTAAATTTAATACTTTTTACTCCTAACTCTATTGCTTGATGTATTATATTTTTAAAATCTTCTATAGGTAAATTTATATTTTTAGTTTTCTTATACCCATGTAAACAAAATGGACAGCTCATATTACAACCACCATTTAATTCTATATCTAGTTGTATAGGGTGTCCTATATCATTTAAGCTATCTGCTTTTTTAAAATCTTTTCTAAAATTTTGCCAGTCTATTTCATTTACATCTGGTGGGCATACCGATAATAAGTTTTTATTTTTAATTTTAAAAAAATTATCCATATTTCTTTGTTACCAGTTTTAAACCATAATTGTTATGACCTTTTTTTACTAGCTTTTCTTTTCTTATAAGTTTTTGTGTAAAGCTAGAATAATCTACTTGGTGATGCCACCTTCTATATCTTTTTACAACTTTAGTATAATCTGGGTGTACTTTTTGTAAAAGTTTAGAAACATATAACCTACTGCTATCTTTATAAAATTCTTCTGTGTTGCCACCTTTCATTGTCATTGTAGTTTGCTTTTGTTGTAGAAAAGCATTAAATAGAATAGTACACCAACCATCTTTTAAAACATCTAAGCTAAGTATAGTATCTTCGTTATGTCTACCTCGCCATCTAAAAGGTATGTCAGTATTTATTAATAAGCAACTATAGATTCTAGCATTAACATTAAATGGTTTTTTTACTACACCAGATGGGTGAAAATAATCATATTGTGGTCCAGCTATTGCAACATTTTTATATCGTTCTACAAAATCTTCCATAAGCTTTATAATAATAGGATTACTTACTGTTATTTTTCTATTCTTAGTAATTCTTTGTAAGCTTCTAATATTATCGTCCATACACCAATGATATTTAAAGCCGTTTTTTTTTGCGTAATCCCAAATAAAATTTCTAGCTGGTCCACTACCAGTAGATTTTTTTGTACCATAATTATCACAAGTATCATATTTTTTTTTGTATGCCATATCTAAAACCATTAGCTTAGATTTATCTTTAACTTCTTTTAAGTATTTATCATACTCATCTGGCTCTACTACTAATTTGTAAGGTACATTTATTTCATCTAAATATAGAGAAGTAGTCCGTAATTTTTTTTCATACCTGCCTTTGCTAGGTATATAGATTGGATATTTATTCATACCTTTTATTTTTATTTTCCATAAGCACTAGCTTTGGGTGCCATATAGTTTTAGTTTGTGGTGTAAATGATTGGTGCATAATTTTAAAAAAAGCATGAACATCTTCTTCATTTCTAAAATGGACATAGATAGTTCTATGTGGTCTTAAATCTTCTTGTTCGTATTCTGGCATATCGTCCCATTCTGCCATAGGATTATCTACTACATTATCTTCTAATACTGGCATAAGTTCTATACTGCTAAAGCCAGTTATATCTAAATCAAAACCCATATCTTTTAAATCACTCATTTCTTGTAAAAGCATTTCAGTATCCCAAGACGAATTTAAAGATAATTTATTATCAGCTATTACATAAGCTTTTCTTTGTTCTTCACTAAAATGGTTTATTCTTATACAAGGCACTTTTTCAAATCCCAATTTTTTTGCTGCCATATATCTACCGTGGCCAGCTATAATAGTAAATCTTTTATCTACTAGAATAGGATTAACAAAACCAAATTCTTCTATACTTTTACATACTTGCTTTATATGGCTATCGTTATGTACTCTACTATTTTTTTCATAAGGTTTTATTTTATTTATATCTACTTGTTCTATGTTCATACTATCTTCTTTAGCATAAATTTACAAAAAGTCAAAAAATATATATTTTAGATACTTACAATATAGCTTTAGTCTATAGCTGTAGCTACCCCTATGGTCTGGTTGGTGCAAATAAAAACAAAACAAAAAACATATAGGTACCTTCTCTTATAGCTAAGCCATATAACAGTCATACATACAGTTAAGCTATACACTATATGTCTTAATATCTAATAATGCCTATCTGTTACAGGCACAGCTTATATTGACTTTAAACACTATACAGTTCTCTGTCTCTTTTTTGTTAAGGTATAAAGACCTCTGTTACAGTTCAAGCACTTCTAACTAAGAAAGCTGCTTTGTTGTGTAGCTTTATAGCTTGTTATATAGACATACATAATAATAGTTTAGATTTAACTTTATTATTGTTCAAGCATTCGTATAGCAATCGCATAGCAAGTGTTAAGCATAAGCATAGCTATTGTCTGCCTTTGTTATATCAATATTAATAGCTAAAGTTAAAAGAATATTATGTGTCTTTATATAGTAGTTAGTAGCAATTAATTTTAATTATTTTTTTATGGGTGCGGGAACTCCCTGGCATTTATCATAGCAAACCCACAGAATTATTACCTTTTACAGCTATAAAAAAAAGTTTAACTATTTGTTAAAATATACTTTACTTTTAGTTAAATACGATATATGCTGTAAGCATAATAACAAAGGAGATAAAAATGAAATTTACTAATAAACAAATACACATAATCAAACAAGCTTTAGAAGTTTACGAAGAGGAGCTACTTATGGAAGTCAATAATCCTTACAGTGATTCAACAGAGTTAGAAAAGGAAAAGACTTACAAAAATATAAATAGTATCGTAGACATTTTAAATCACGCAGAATTACATAACGACAACCAATAATAACTAAAAAGGAGCTAACAAATGGGTACAGTATTAAAATCAAATTCAAGCAAAAACATCGGTCTTAAATCAAGCTGGGGTGGTACTAGATACGGAGGTAGCACCATCAGCATAGTACAAAGAGGAGTTAGATTAAATAAGATAGTAAAGACAGGACCTAACAAAGGGCAAAGAAAAGACCCCAACCAAGATTTAATCATAGACGATAGTTTAAGAATTAATAAGCATCAAGCAAAGTTTCTAATTAAGATACTTAAAACAAAGCTAGTCAGAAAAAAGCTAGCAGATGATTTACAGGACTGGCTAGATGGTACTTCTGAAGAAGATTATAACTGCGAATGGTTAGGTTAGGAGATACTATGAAATATAATAGCACAACAAAGTCATTGGAGTTTATTTTAAATAATGAACTCCAACAAAAAAAGTTAATAGCTAAACACAATGCCAAGCTTAGAAGAAATTACAAACCAGCTTTTAATAAATACAGAAAGGTTTGCAATAAAGCTAACTACCAATATTACAAATTACTAGCTTACATTGGTATTGGCACAGCTATCTTACAAACAATTATAATCATACAATTACTACAAGGGAGAATATAAATGAGTTATACAGCTAATATAATAAAAGAGGTACAAGAGCAAGTCTTGGCAGATATGGATAAATTTGGTACTAACTGGGACAAGCCTTGGTTAGATGTAATGAGTAAGAGTTTTCCAATGAACTATGCTACTAAAAAACATTATACTGGATTTAATATTTTCTGGTTGTCTTTAGCTAGTTATAAGAAAGGATATGTCCATAATGCTTGGGCAACTTATAAACAATGGACACAGCTTGGAGGTAAAGTTAAGAAAGGAGAAAAATCTACAAGGGTGTTTTATTGGGAGTTAAAAAAGTACGAAGACAAAAATAGCTTAGATACGAATGGCGAGCCAGAAATAAAAAGCAGATGGTTCTTAAAAATATGGAATGTTTTTAATATCTATCAAGTTGATGGTGTAGAATTACCAAAGCCAAAGCTAACCAATAAAGTCAATCCTATAGCTAAAGTAGAAGAATATATTAAGAATACAAAAGCAGAGGTTCAGATTGGTGGGACAAGAGCCTGTTATTCACCTGTATTGGATTACATAAATATGCCAAGTATGGAATACTTTAAGAATACAAAGACAGCTACTGCTAGTGCTCATTGGTACAGTACTTTACTACACGAATTAGTACACTGGACTGGACACGATAGTAGATGTAAAAGAAATTTTAAGAAAGGTTATATGAGCAAAGAATATGCTATGGAGGAATTGGTAGCAGAAACTGGTTCAGCTATTCTTAGTGTAATGTTGGGTGTAGTAAAACAGCCAACACCAGACCACGCTAAATATTTAAATTGTTGGAAACAGATTATACAAAATAATCCAAAGGCAATATTTACAGCTTTTAGTAAGAGTACACAAGCAATAGATTTTCTTAATAATTTACAACCTAAAGAAAAAAAGGAAGTAGCTTAATGGCTACTTTCTTTTTATTTGCTGCAAAGACTTTACAAATAGTTAAAGGCGTTATAAAATTAATAAAATAAAACAAGGAGCTAAAATGAAAATAACAACTAACAA